AGCCGACCGGATGGTAGACAGGTCGTCTCCTACCTTATGTGGTGTGCGAGCGTTGCGACCGTGCACAATCGACGCAACTCGTTACGCGGCAAGGGCTTGCGTGCGATGCGTCAGGGACCCCCGTCAATGGTGGCGACACCTTTCGACCCCGACCGCCCCCCTCGCGCGTTCGCCCACGTATACAGTTACCCCTCACTCACACACACACCCATTCACGATCACGCATGGGACCACGAATGCTGGTTGTGCGGTTTCGCTGGACCCTCTGCTGGAGGGTTGGCGGTGGCACTGCGCAAGCGTGTGCAGCGCGTATAGGGTGCGATCTGTGGGTAGACCACCCCCCTCTGGCTCGCGACCGGCAATGAGACATCCATCTCACCGTATCCGGTTATCCACAAAGAGCTTGTGGCAGGTTCTCGTCCGTCCGGGGGGTGTACCGGAGCAGCGTTCGACAGGGGGGTGGGTCTACGACCGACCGCCGGAGCGAGCCATTTCGTGTGTCACCTTTGGCGTCCCTTTTGGGCAGCGGTCGGTAGTGACACTGTTGAACCGAGCGGCGTTGGCAAACAGGGCCTGAGCGTGCCGCTGAGGTGGACGGTAGCACAGGCGTCTTGTGGTGGCAAGATGTTGATGGGTATGCTTAGCGCGCGTTGTTACATTTTGTGACAATGTGTCACGGTTTGTTGCGCGGGTGGTGTATGGACGAACTGCCGTGGTGGATTTGCCGACAGTGGGGTGACGATTCGCGGGCGTGGCTGGTGATTCAGCACGGCGTGAAGGTTCCGTTCTGGCGGGAAAACGGGGCTGGTTCCATCGTGATTCTTGAAACGGACGAAAAGTACGTCGATGGCAACTTCATCCAACTGCGGTGCTTGTTCTGGCCGGGGCGGCGTGAACGCGACCGGGTGATTCAGTGCATCTGCTACCTCTCGGATCACGAACGCCGTGAATACGAACACTTGCCGGAGATGTTCTACAAGAGGCTGGTGGATGAGTGCGTCCGTGAACTCGGGCGAGTGCTGTGGGAGAAGCAGGAAGTGGCGGAATCGGCGCGGTGAATCTTTCACCGGAGATGGATGTTGATGCGTTGAAAGGTTCCCTGTGGAGTTCACGTATGGCGAGTGAGCTTGTGCTGGATCGCCACTTTGAGGGGTGCCAGATTCCGGCGTTCGGGGTTTTGGCCATCGTGGAAGAGGACACGCCTTTGAATGGTCAGCCTCGGGAGCGTGTGGTCGTTGGCCTCACGGTGGTCCGGAATCGGTACGGCGGCACCGGCCACACCTTCGTGGTGCCAACCTCGAATGGCGTGCCCGTCGATGAGTCCCGTGGCTGGGAATCGTTGAAGGACTGGATGCTGGAACGGCTGGACGAGGACAACGATGCCTGAGCGTGAATTCCCTGTCCCGCGTGTGACGGCGTTTCTCAAGCTGGTGCTGGTGCCGCTGGGGCTGTGGTCGGAATGTTGGAGACGGAAGGCCGGGCTGGTGAAGGGGGACCGGCGTTATGCTGTGAGGCCCCTCAATGATCGCGAAGCGTGGCTCAAGCTGATGACGGAACCTTCCACCCGGCACGGTGACCCGTGGGGCCGGATCGTGGTGAACGAGTTGAAGAACACGGGACTGCGGTGCCTCGCGGAACCGGATGACAAGCTGTTCGCCTACTCGCGAAAAGGAACCCCGTGGCGTAGCAAGACGGGGAAGGAAAGGGTCCACCTGGGTTTGCTCGCGGCGCGGGAGCTTGGGCTGGATGTCTCGCCGTGGACGGATAAAGGGAATGATGAAGTTCAGATTTTGAAGAGTCGAAATTGGGCGCTGTCGAACGTCGGCAAGACGCTGGTGAAGCAAGCCCGCAAGATCGAGAGGAGACGCAAGGTGGCGAACCCCAAGGCAATGAGTCCCCGCGATGTCGTCGACTGGGTGATGGAGAATCTCGACAACGAGACACTCGGCGGGGCGTCGTACCCGAATGGGGCCTGCCGGTCCATGATGTTCGTGGCTCGGGAGAACAAGGAGAAGTTCGTCACCGAGTACATGCGGCTGGCGTACAAGGTGGAGAAGCCGGTGGGTGACACGCCGAAGGATGAACCCGAAGGGGTGTCGGCGTCGCTGGATGATCTTCTCGGAGCGACGTTGACATGATCGTGCCGAAGGAACCGCTGGCGAATGCTGCCGCCCGGAAGCGGGTGCTGGAGGCGTGCGCCAAGAGTGCGGCCATGCGGCGACAGGTGACGGAGCGGTGCAGCAATGACGGGCTGTTCTGGCTGAATATGTTCGGCACAACCATCGACCCTCGGCGGACCCCGGCAAAACTGCCGTTTGTGACGTACCCGTTTCAGGATGATCTGTTCCGGGAACTGGAAGAGGCGTGCAACGAGGGGCGCGACCTGCGCATCGAGAAGTCCCGAGACATGGGGGTGTCGTGGGTAACGTGCGCATGGATGACGTGGCGGGCCATGTTCCGCCCGAACCAGATGTTTCTCATGCTGTCGCGCAAGGAAACGCTGGTGGATGGGGACCGGGACTCCCTGTTCGCCCACTGCGACGTGCTCACCAAGGGGATGCCCGAGTGGTTGAAGCCGAAGAACCGCCGGTCCAAGCTGACGATGGACTTTCCGGGGACGGAGTCGGTGATCGAAGGGGAATCCACGAACGCGGATGCGGGGCGCGGTGGACGACGCACGGCGATCCTGTGGGACGAAGCGGCGGCCTGCCCCGGCGGCGGTGACGATATCGCGGCGGCGACGCAAGCCAACACGAATTGCCGCATCCTGAACAGCACGCCCAAGGGGGAAAGCAACTACTTCGCGGCGTCACGCAAAACGACGCGGACGTTCCGGGCGCACTGGTCGCTCCATCCCGAAAAGCGGATCGGGCTGTACAAGCCGACCGAGCGCGGCATCGAGATTCTGGAACCCGGCGCCCCGGAAGGGTATGTGTTCCGCGAGCAGAAGCCGAGTTGTCCCGAGGGTGTGCGGTCCCCGTGGTACGACAGGCAATGTGACCGGACGCCAAACCCCGTGGAAATCGCGGCGGAATTAGACATCGACTACCAGGGGTCGGACTACCCGTTCTTCGACTCCGTGGGGATCGACGCCCATATCGCCACGCATTGCCGACCGGCGTTGTATCGCGGACGGCTGCGGGATGACGGCGACGTGGTGCGGTTCGAGGAAGACAACCGTGGACCCCTCTCTGTCTGGCTCGACATGGGGCGTGATTATGTGCCACCGTCCCATCGCAACTTCGTCGTGGCGTGCGACATCGGACAGGGAACCGGGGCGTCTGACTCCGTTGCCTCGGTCGTGGATCGGGACAGCGGGGAAAAGGTTGCCGAGTGGGTACATAACAAGACGGGTGTGGAAGCGTTTGCGCGGACTGCGGTGAATCTCTGTCAGTTCTTCGCACGCGGCAACGAACCGGCGTTCATGATCTGGGACGGCGGCGGGCCGGGGCTGACGTTCGGCAAAGTGGTGACGCAAGACCTCGGGTTCCGCAGGGTGTACATGAAGCGGGACGATACCAAGGTTGATGCGCGGTGGACGCCCAAGGACCGGAAACCCGGCTGGTTCAGCAACCGCGACCTCAAACGCGACCTGCTGATTCAGTACCGCGAGGCGCTGGCGAACGGGAAGTTTTTCAACCCGTCCGAAAAGGCGCTCTTGGAATGCAAGCAGTTCAAGAACATGGCGGACGGATCGGTCGAGCATGTGAGCATCGCTCAAGCGCAAGACGGCGGCGACAACCACGGCGACCGCGTGATTGCCGACGCGCTGGCCAACTTCATTGCGCGCCCAAACGTGATTGCAAACGAGCGTCGACAGCCAACCGTCATGGACGACTTTCCTTTTGGGTCGTTCGGGTGGCGGCAGCGTCGGGCGATGGATTCTGACGGTGACAAATTCTCAAGCAAGTGGTGAATCCCATGATCGCGACCGACGACGAAATCGAGATGGAACAAGGCGAAAAGTCCGCTCCCGAGTCGGGACTGGAGGTGCCTCTGCCGCGTCTGATCGACGCCGTGATGGAGTCTCGCAAGAAGCTGACTCCGTGGCGAGAGCAGTACATCACGCTTTGGAAGGAGTACGTCGGCGACTTCTACGGGGAGAAGGCCAACGAAAAGGCGAACCCCGTCAACAAGATGGAGCAGGCGACGACGATCTACCTGCAACAACTGGCAGGGAACCCGCCGCGTGTGAACGTGTTCACGAAGAACCGCCGGTATCGGGCCGGGGCGACGAAGCTCGGGCTGGTGATGAATTCCTCGCTGGAGGATTACCGCATTCACCGGGCCTTGCAGCGGTCGGTGCGGAACAGCCTGTTCGGCATGGGCATCGTCAAGGTGGGCTTGAAGTCCAACGGCGTGAAGAACATCGGGGGCGAGAACGTCACCACGAGCACGCCGTTCGTCGAGTCGATCCTGCTGGATGACTACGTGGTGGACATGACCGCGAGCAGCTTCGACACCGCCGAGTACATGGGGCACAAGTACCGCGTGGCCCTCAAGGATGCGATTCGCAACCCCGAGTGGGACAAGCGGGTGCGGGCGAAGCTGCGCGAACAGGACAACCTCAACGTCAACGAGGACGGCGACGCCCGGCTGGCGGAGATGTCGGGTGAAGCGGATCGCGGGAAGCTGCACAAGCAGGTCGAGGTGTGGGAGGTGTACGTCCGCGCTGAGCGGAAGGTGGTGACGTACTGCGAACACTACCCCGCGTATCCGCTGCGGGTGGTCGATTGGGAAGGTCCGGAACGCGGGCCGTATCACGCTCTGTTCTACAACGAAGTCGACGGCAACGTGATGCCCCTCGCCCCGGCGGCGACGTGGATTCATCTCCACAATTTCATCAATTCGGCGATGCGGAAGCTGATCCGCCAAGCCGAACGAGCGAAGTCGGTGGGCCTCGCCCCGAACATGAGCAATCAGAACGGCGGCAAGGACGCGATGACCATCATGAACGCCAACGATGGCGACGTGGTGGCGGTCGAATCCCCCGAAGCGATTCAGGAGCGGGCGTTCGGCGGGATCGACCAATCCACGTTCGGGTTCATGCTCCAGTGCAACCAGATGTTCTCCACGCTGGCGGGGAACCTCGAAACGCTGGGGGGCCTGTCGGCGCAGACGGACACGGCAACGCAAGACGCCATTTTGAATCAGAACAGTTCCGAACGCATCAACGCGATGCGGCAGAAGGTTGCCCTGTTCACCAAGGGCGTGCTGACCGATCTGGCGTACTGGATGTGGACCGACCCCACGGAAACGTACCGCGCCGAGATGGATTCGCCGGTCGGTGCCATCGAAGTGGCGTTGACGCCCGAGGAACGGCAGTACGATTTCTTCGAGCACGAGATTGAAATCGAGCCGTACTCGATGGTGTTCCAGACCCCGCAACAACGCTCGCAGCAACTGAGCCAGTTGATGATGAGCACGCTCTTGCCCGCCCAGCCGATGCTGCAACAACAGGGCCTGAGCATCGATTTCACGCAGTACGTCAAGATGCTGGCCCAGTACATGAACCTGCCGGAACTGAACGATCTCGTGCAGTCGCAAGGCATGGCCCTGAACGCCAGCGATTCCTTCAAGGCGTCGGAACCGAGCACGCCGCCGGTGAAAGTCTCCACGGAAAACCGCGTTTCCAAGGGGGCTGGCGGGATGCAAGGGGACGAGTCGAGCATGATCCAGCGGTTGATGGCGGGCGGAAATCAGAATAAGCAAAACTGATAGTGTTGACACGCTGGATCAGTTGTGCTTATTCTCTGAGACAGGAAGCGCCGCCCGGCTTTCCTGCAATGCCCGATTTCAAGAGCAAACTGCCACCTTCCGCTTCCCTCTCCGAAGTTCAGGCCGAATTTCAGGCGTGGCTGCGAGAGAACGCGAAGCCCACGAAACTCACCGTTCCGCACGCGGGGATCACATTCCGCGAAGGCCGGGAGTTGAAAAGCGACGCCGCTGCGGTGCATCCATCCCGGATCGCCGAGGCGACACAGATGTTGAAGGAAGCCGGATGTCCGACTCGGTACGACCGGGAAGGCAGGCCGTGCTTCCGATCTCTGCGACACCGCAGTGAATTCTGCCGCGTCACAGGACTGACGGAACGACGTTAGTGCGAGCACCGCCCAAGCATCGCACTCATGGCCGAATTGGAATCAGCCGCACCGGCGTCTTCTGACGTGTCGAGCGATGTCGTCGTGGACAGTGGTTTCGACCATTTGTCTGACGACCGCAATGACGACGCGCTGGGCGCTATCGACAACGCGCTGGCTGGCGAGCCTCAAGACAATGTTCTGGAGGCGGACCCCGCCCCGGAACTCAAAGCGGAGCAACGGGACGGAGACGGTGCGGGTCTTCCTGGCGGTGCTCCCCCGCCGTCTCCCCCCGTTGCACCCGCTCCTGCCCCACCGGCGGACGGGTTTCAGGCTGTCGACTTTCAGATGGCGAAGGCGCTCGGGATCGGCTTTGCCGACATGCGGGCGTTCGGCAGTGTCGACCTGTTCCGCCAGTACGTCAACCAAGAGGTGGCGCAGCGGCGGCAACAACAGGCGTTGGCCCAGCAACAACAGCGGTTTCAGGTCCAGCCGTTCAAGCTGGAGAACCCGGATCAATACGACCCCGCGATTGTCGGGATGAACCAGCATTTCGCGCAGCAATTGGCGCAAATGCAGCAGTTCTACGACCAGCAATTGAACGCGGTCCATCAGCAATACGGCGGCCTGCAACAGCAGGTTCAGAAACACCTGCCGACGATTGAACAGTACCGGCAGCAACAGGAAGAGGCGGTTCGTGCGTCGCGGTACGAGGAATTCGACCGGACCTTGGATCGTCTTGTGGATGAAGAGTTTGTCGGGCGAGGTTCCTTTTCCGCCCTGTCGAATCCGCAGCATCAACAGGCCCGCCGTGCGATTGCTCGCAAGGTGGACGCCCTGATGCGCGAAGAGCGTGAACCGGGGGAGGCCGTGCCGCCCCTCGAAACGCTGGTTGAAGAGGCTGTCAGCGTCGTGTTCCGCAAACAACTCGCCGACCGCGAGCGATTGCAACTGACGCAGAAGCTCAAGCAACGGGGCCGGAACACCTTGGCCGTGCCGTCGCAAGCGCTCCACTCGGACGACGCCGCGACAGGCAGGGAAAAGGCGCTCGCGGAAATCGACAAATTCGTTCGGTCTCACTGAGGCCGCTAAGAAAAGGAGCCTTTCATGGCTGTCATTCAAGCGACGGACCTCGCCTCGCTCGTCAAGGCGACGCAGAACCACATCCAGCGCACCAAGTTCGTCTCCATCGTTCAGGAGTACCAGTACCACATCATCCCGCAACTGCTTCGCAAGGAGCGGATGACGCAGGGTGGTGGGACCGGCTACGAGTGGCGCGTGGAAACGCTGGGCAACGATCAATCCT